CTTTGGTAATGCGTTATCCATTACGTTAGGCAACATGCCTTTTACATTACCCATGACCTGATTCATAATCTTTGCCTTGAACTGCTCAGATGTTACATACTTATATCCAAAGTACCCTCCACCTATAACTGAAGTTACCATTATGAATGAGAGAATACTCAAAACATTAGCTATTTTTTGAAACATGATAAAACTTGCCGTAATTAAGGCTATGTCAGTGATGAGCATAGCTGTTCTACTGCTAATTATAGGTTTATCACCTTTGTATGTCACTATGAGCCTTATGACGAGGCAGATGCAACATAAAACTAATTAAGACCAGGGAACACCAGTCGATTTTGTAGGTGTTTTAGATTCTGTTATCTGTGCAGCTATAGATGTTTCTATTCTTGTTACTTCATCAGTACCAAGAGCAGCCTTAGCCCATGCAATCGCATTATCTTTAGTTATGTCTGCATAAGCAGTAAACGATCCACTATCAGCTTCAGCTAGCCCTATGGCACCATAAGAAGAACCAGTATGATCTCCATCTGCATCACTGGCAGTCCAGTGAACAGTAGTAACAACATTAGATAAACTTCCTACAGTTTTTGTTGCATCTAAAGCAACTACATCCCAAGTAACAGCCATAATAATTTTGAAATAGTTTGATTATATATTAAGTGTTTTCTTCTTCAGAAACACCATCAACTTTTTTAAGACCTTCAACCAATTTTTGATTGCCAATAATTTTTGTTGTAAGTTGATTTAACTGTTGTTGTTTTGCCTGTATATCAGATTGAATCTGCTGTGCCTGTTGTATATCAGAATCAAGAATAGATTTTGTTTCTTCGTATAGTTCCTGTGGGGTCATAAAAATTTTATATGTAAACGTATTATACTAAGCGGCTTCAAGTGCTTCAACCTTACCTATTAGTTCCTGTACCGCAGCTACAAGTAAAGGTACTAGTTTGCTGTGATCAAGTTGCTGTGGAGATATTAATGTTGTTGAGTAAGTTTTTGGATCACCTATTACTTTACCCTCTGGAATAGTATCACCCACTTCGTATCTTGTTTCTGCTTCCATTGCATCTTTTTCTCCTGTAACAGCGTTTGGCACTACAGAAGCAACCTCATGTGCAAAAAATCCATCAACTTTAACATCAGGGTCTTTTTTGAAATTAAATCTATATGGTTTTAGTTGTTTTAGTTTTGTAATCCCATCAGATATTCCCGTCTCATTTTCTTTTAGACGATAATCAGAACTTGTATTGTATGAAGTTGAAGTTACGTTTATATTAATTGAACCTTCTTCAGTACCATCGTTACCAAGAAAAGATATCATTTTACCACTAAAGCTAGACAAGCCGCCTCTACCATGTCTCATTTCTATGCCAGTGACATCAGCACTGGAATTATAATTAAATTTTGCTAGTTTATTTGCAGCTAAATTAGTAACACCATCTGCTGTTACCTGAAAAATACCACTTATATCAACTGTATTATTGTACTGAAAAAACCCTGATGAATTTATACGAAAACGTTCTGTATCGTTAGTCCCAAAAAGCATATTTGTATTTTCATGTTGATGAATAATTGCATTTTGACTTCCATCAAGACCAATATTTAAACCATCATTTACTGTTGCTCCTGTACTGTTATTTGTAAATGTAACTTGGGATCTTGTATTGTTTGATGCCTCGTGTATCTGTAAAAACTCTGTAGGAAGTGATGTTCCGATACCTACATTGCCAGACGAATCTACAGTTATTCTCGTACTTTCATTTGTTCCGATTGATAAATTATTATTGCTATGATTATACTCAAAAAAACCTGCGGCTTCACCACCACCAGATGTTGCATCACTGAAATAAATATTTCCTGTACTACTAGAACCAGAACGTATTGTTATTCCAGTTGTTCCAGATGTTGCAACTGTTAAGTCATCTGCAAAAGCATTACCTTCTGTAGTAGTCCCTAAAAGCACCCTTCCCGACGAATCTATACTCATACGTTGTGTACCAGTAGTTGTAGTAGTATTTGCTGCTGTGTGAAACGTGAGTGATGTAGCAGCGTTCATAGCAGATGTACCACCACCAAAAGCTATATTATTAGCAGAAGAACCACTACCTGCACTTACAAAACAAAAAGGTTCTTCACTTGTGCTGTAATGATTAAACCCTATACGTGCAGCTTTATCATTATTATTTGTCAAAGTTCCAGCAGTTGTTCCTTCATTTGCACCAAATACAGCAGTTAATTGTGTATTTCCTCCCCCTCCTGACGCTCTTACCTCCAGCATACCGTTTACACCACTTCCATTAATACCTACCCTTCCAGACGAATCTACAACAAATCTTTCTGCACCACCTGTTGCAATATTAAAAGTGTCAGCAGCAGAACTAAAAATACCTGTGTTTGGGTCATCAGAAAAACTTAGTGAGGGCGAGGAAGCTGACCCATCAGCTAATAATATACTTCCATCAAGACTTAATAAATTTATCCAAGCATTATCGCCTGCGTTTCTTATCTTCAAAAAATTAGTATTAGTATCAGCCCAAAAACTAAAAGCTTTTGAACCAACATCAGTTGAAATAACAGTTGCAGGGTCAGTCGAACCTCCGTTATTAGTTAATATTGCTTTAAGAACTTCATTAATATCAGCACGAACGTTTGCTCCTGTAGAGTTATCTATTACATAATCGTGAATAGCCATTTCTTAATCCAAAATTTTCTCTAAGTATATCCTAAACCAGTATTAACTACCACGCCCAAAACCTGTAGCTGCATATTTAAAATTTCTGTTAACATTATTGCCGTTTAAATCTTTTATATCTATATCAAAGCCACTGCCAGTAATATTTGACAAAGTAAAAAAATCACCCTGAGATTGATTTTCTATTGTTATTCCTATTGAAGGTAAAACAGAGTTAGCAGCGACACTTGTTCCTGACTGACCTGTAAAAAAACTATCTGTAAAAGTAACTGATTTTGTAGAAGTACCACTTGCTATAAATCCACCACTTGATGCGGCTGCATTGCCAAGACTTGTTTCTGTTCTACTATCCAATTCTGCAAAATATCCTAGTTGATCTATTTCAATTGATTGTGCGGGGTCTGTAGATAACAAGTCGCATTTGAATTTAAAACCTCTTGCAATATATGTACCATTTACAAACTTTTGATATGGTTCAAATTCTGCTGAATATGTACAATTTCCGCTTGTATTTAAAGAGGTAGCAGAAGTTAAAGTAAAAGTATTTGCATTAGGAACAGATTGAATAATATAATCGCCATCAACACCAGTTCCAGAAGTAAAATCAAGAGTTACAAGACTTCCAACACTATAACCATGTGATGATTTTGTAATTGTAATTATGTTGCCTGCACCGCCAGAACCATCATTAATTGTATATGTAGCTGACACTGACAAATCAGGATCAGAGTCACTTGTGGCAACAGATAGCGTGGCGTTCACATTGACAGCGGTAGCTCCATCAAAATCTGTCCACAAATTAATATTTGCAGTTCTGCTATCAATTAAATCATTAGGATAAAAACCTTGTGTTACAAAATGTCTTCTTAATCTCAAAGGTTGTTTGCCTCCAAGATCAAGGGTATTTGCAAAAAAATATTGTCCACCTGTAAGAAAATCTACATTACCAAGAAAATCAAAATCTGCTATTGCATCAAAATCTGTAACATCACCTAGTAAAACTGTTGACCCTAATACTAAACCATTAACTTCATCAGAAAAAAAACAATCATCTCTGACACCTTGAAAAGGTGGACTATCCAAATCCTCTCTATCTGTTAAAACTGTAAGTTTTGGAAAAACATCAGGTTTAGTATTAATATTTTTTATTGATGCGGCATTTGCACTAAGTCGGCCGCCATCATCCCTAAAAGCAAGGAGATAAGTACCATTTACAATATTAGGCACAATTGATTCGCTGATATTTCCAGAAAGTTCTGGTACTACGTCAACAGCATTTGTAAAAGTTGCACCTGTTGTAAGGTTTGAACTACGAATGACCACGTTTCCACCATGCACCACATCAACCGAAGTTGATTTATCAAAACGTAGTCTTACAAACTGATCTGATAAAGGTTCTATTTGCACATTCTGAACATCATCTGGTAAAGCTGTTTTACCTACAGTTGTAATTGATATTGTAGCTGGATTTGTGCTTGGCTTACCTAAAGCGTTATAACTAAAAACTCTTACTTCATAACTTCCTTCTAAAGTTTCAAATATTGTAAAATCGGATCTTGTAATACGCTCTGATATAAAGTTTTCATTCTGAAATCTATACTGCACCATATATTCAGTAACACCGCTGACAGGCTGCCATTGAATAAATAATTTACTTACAGCCCTGTTATTTAAAACAACAATTTGTTCTGTTCCTTGTAAACCACTTGGAGCATCTTTAAGTGCTGTAAGAGTTGTTATTGTTCTTGTTGGCAATGCTGTGCCATCTTCTACAAAAGCATATTTATTAGGATCATGTACGACAGCAACAATTTGATAATTTAATTGACTTACTTCTGTAACAGATATAACTCTAAAAGTCTGAAGTTCAACAGATGTATTTTCTATCACCCAAACGCTATTAGTTTGTGGAACAGATGAAAAAGCAGAGGAAACAGTAATGGTTGCTCCTGACACGCTGCTTATTGTCTTAGTCTCCAAACTGCCGTCAGATAAAATTACACTTAAGGTTGCTGAATCTGTAGATGGTAAATCTGTGTTGTTTTGATCGTCAACAATAATCTGTGTGGTAGAAACCCCTGTCTTTATTCTCCCTCCTCTTCTTACCCCTGCCCTCATAGGATCTGCGATATTAATAACAGTTCCAACCCTAACTATTGTTCCGCTTTCTAATGATGCTGTAAATGTTACTGTTTCCGCTTCATTGTTTTGTGTGTATAAAAACCAACGTCCAAGTCTTGCCGCTTGGCCTCTTGATGTACAGGCAAAGCCATTTAAGTTTTTTGTTACTATGCCATATTTTGCCTGTAAAGCTGTATCTTCCACAGTCTCATAATCTACCTCTTGAGTCTCATTATCAAAGTAGGAAACATTTACAACAGTGAATTTGGTGTCTTTACTAGCACTTGAATAAGAAAAACCAGCTTCAGAAACATTACTTAAATTATAGATATAGCTTGGATCTGTTGGTTTATCACAGCTTATATTTACTGCCCCTGCTGAATAAAAAGGCATTGCTCTCATAACAGAGGCAAGATTATTTATGGTGTCGTATGCAGCCCTTTGAGAATTAAGAACTACATTACAAGAAAATCTAGCTTCAGTACCACCAGCCCCATTATCTACTTGCTCACTTGCATATTGACTAGCAGAGAAGAAGCTAAAAACATCTAATGATGATTCAGCAATATGATCTCCAAAACCCTTTGAAGTTGTAAGCAAGTCATACAGAATCCATGCTGGATCACTTGAATATTCTTTATCTGTTTTAAAAGTTCCGTTAAATGTACCGCTATAGCTAATAGATCCGTCAGCCCTTACTGTTCCGTTATGAGGAATTTTTATCTTTGTTCCTCTAATCCTGTACATACGTCTAGGCTGATTTGGAAAGGTTTCAGCATCAAAACGTAAAGCCACATGAGCAAAATTTGCATAAGGTCTTGATTCGTTAATTATTTCTGTAAAAGATGACCATTGAAAACTATCTTGAAGTGTAGTTTCTGTACTGTCTGCTGTGGTTCTATTTACTCTGATAGTGACAGGAAAACTAGTGCCAGATGGTAAGTTGATTTTATAATCCCTAAAATATGTGCTTGCAGTTCTTCCTTTTACAGTGTCAGTTATAACAGTTGTTGTTGTGCCATCATTTTCTATGGTTTGAATTGTAAGATCAACTTCAGCACCATTTATATCACCATTATCTTCAAACTTTTGCAGTGTAGGAAAACCAAGAGTAACTCTTACAGCATCAATATTTGTATCTGTTATCTGTCTTGAAACTGGTGTTGATTGTGTAACTGTTACACCTACGCTATTTTCTTTTTCTGTTTCTGATATACCAGCAATCGCTGTTTGATCTGAAGTGCCAAATCTAGGTTCAAAAGTAATATTTTGAAAGTTAAAATCTTCATCATTTGGACTTGTACCAGCCGCTTGTTGTAAAACCTGAGTTCCGTTAAGAAACACATCTTTTAATGCCGAAGTGTTGTATTGCGTTGAGCCTTTGCTACCTGTAGCACTCGGAAACCCCTCCAGTTCTCCGCTTCCTAGCAACTCAATTAACGTTTGGAATTGCTTTGATTGAAGTGCGTCTTTTGGCAAGTTTGGATCATTAATAAGACCCGCAGCCATTTCCGCAAATCCTCCTATAGGAAATATCATTAAGTAGTACCCTCCACTTGAACAGTATCAATACCAGAACTAATTACAACTGATCCTGTAAAAACTTCTCCATATATTATTGGAATTGGAACACCAGCCCTAGATACGTTTTGAATCGACCCAAAACCAAAAGATTGAAACGTAGGGTCATTCTGTGAAAAAGTATCAGCAACAGCAGCAGTAGGTATATCTGGTGTTGGTGTAAGTAATTGCGTTGCTTCGTTTAAAAGCATAGATGTACCTATAGCAGTGAAAACAGGAGCAACCATTGAACCAATAGTCAAGCCAGCAATCGTAGTTCCACTACCTAAAGCTGTCAACAAACCTCCAACAACAACATTCTTTGCACCAATCGCAATAGGAATTATCTGTATATCTTCATCACTTTGTAAACTTAACAAATCCTCTGTAATATCCATACCGCCCATTTTGATTTTATAAAACTGATTCATCATGTGATTTTCAACCTCTGGAAAATTTGCAATCAAAAAATGAAATGCTTGTTTTGGACTTGTAACAGC